AGCTTACTAGGTAGCGATGAAGACCCTCTTACTTATAGTAGACTACCACAGATACCTCAAAATGGTTATGTAAAATTATATACAATCTGTGTTCTTCAAAACGTAGTTGTAAATACTATTAATCATGTACAAGGGTATGTAGGGGCTTCGGACCTTGGCTTAACAACTACAACAATCAGTGAATACAATAGCTATAACGACGCTAACGAAGTTAAGGGCGTAAAAGTAGAAATTGCTAGCGGGACAGTTTCACGTTTTAGTTCCACACAACCAGCAGTTGGACAAGAAGTAGCTGTATTTAGTACACGAAATATGTCTGGTGTAGTAAACCGAGTTAATAATCGTTTTTGGACAACTTTTACTAACGCACACGCAGTCTGGGATGCCGCACAACCTAGTGCCCTGGAGTTTGATAAAACTCAACAAGTTAATTTTCCATTTACTGGCTACTACAAAGTAGAAGCCAGTGCAGATGATGAAGGTAGTGTGTTGGTTAATAATCGACAAATTGTTGGAATACCTCTTCCAGGATATTCAAGCACAGTTGTTAACTTAGCATACTTAGAAGCAGGGACTTACCCAGTTAGAGTAAAAGCTAAAAATACTAACTTTGGTGATGCGGGTGTTGCTTGTTACATAACTTATACTGAAAATGGTGGTTTAAATAATTTAGCTACTCCTGAAACTATAATAAGTTTTGGTAGTCCTGGGTTATACCATAAGCGCAAAGATGCTTTTAACTTCGTTTATAAAATGAAGAACTTAGTACCAGGTCAATATGAAGTTCGCGTACGTCGTGTAAATGATGATGTTGCTGAACCAGTAGCAGAGTTGCGCAACTATAACAAAGTGTCTTTGCTAAATGTTACAGGCTACGCTAACCCAATAGATCCTGCAACTGGACTACCTCAAGGACCTCTAAATGCAATACCAAACACATATTTAGCCCGTACAGCACTAAGACTACAAAGTACCAGTAAAGCTAATGGTACTGTTGACGGTGTTAATGCAGTAGTTCAAACAATTACGCCAGACTGGAACCGTGCAACACAGACTTGGATAACCCGCCCAACAAGTAATCCCGCAAGTTTATTTGGTTATGTGTTAACACATCCCGCCAATGCTTACCGTATTAAGGCAGCCGAAGTTCGTCAACAGATTGATTTGGCTGCTTTACAAACATGGCATGAGTATTGTGATGACAACCGTTTTGAGTTTAACAGTGTAGTTACTCAAACTCAAAGCATAATGGATATTTTACGAGACATTTGTGCCGCTGGTAAAGCAAGTCCAACATATGTTGATGCTAAGTGGTCGGTTATAGTTGATAAGTCTCGCGCTTATGTAACACAGCACTTTACTCCACATAATTCATGGAGTTTTGAAGCAACAAAAATATTACCAAGATTACCAGACGCATTCCGTGTTACTTTTGCAAACGCTGAAAAAGCGTATCAAGCAGATGAGGTTTTAGTTTTTAACTTTGGTAAAACCAAAACGACAGCAGAAGTTTTTGAAGAGTTAAGCCTGCCCGGAGTAACTAGTTTACGTCAAGCAAAACATCTTGCCCGTTGGCACTTAGCGCAAACAAAACTACGTCCAGAAACATACACACTTAATGCAGATTTCGAGTATTTAGTATGCAGTCGCGGTGATTTAGTTCGCGTAAGTCATGATATTCCCTTGTGGGGCACAGGTAGTGGCCGTGTTGCAGCTAAGTCAGGATCAACACTCGAACTAAGTGAACAAGTATATCTAACATCAGGTAAAACATATCAGATTCGAATTAGGTTAAATACTATTTCTACTACTCCTGGTAGCGATAGTATACTACTAACATTAGCGCCTATTACTACCAGCAACTGGTATAGTACAATTACGTTGACTGTAACCGTACCTACTAGTGTTGAGGTAGACAGTTTATATATGCTTGGCGAAATCGCTAAAGAGTCACAACAACTAGTAGTACTAGGTATAGAACCTTCTAGTAACTTAAGTGCGCGTCTAACACTTGTAGATTATAGTCCTGAAATATATTCAATAAATATGAATTCGGATGCTGAGCTGCCGTCATTTAATGCAAATATAACCGGCTCTAGTACAAGTACGATACAAAATACTATTACTCAGGCACCTGTGATTGTTGACGCCGTAAGTAGTAGTGCTATTGCAGAAGAGATATCTCGTGGCACGTATCAAAACGTGTTAATGATAAGTTTTGCAAATGTACAAGGTTTAACTTCTCAAGCGCAAAGAATTCAAGTACAAGTTGTAGTAGGTGATCAAGAATTTGATTCAGGAAATTTATTTGGTATCTATAGTATTGATAAGTCTGCAGGAAGTTTAACTATTCCAGGCCTAAAGACTCTTACAATTTACAAAATTCGCGCACGTTATACTAGTTCAACAGGTAGTGTAAGCGGGCCTTGGTCCGACACATTCTACACAACAAATGGTGGAAAGACACTTACTGGTTCCGTAGCACCACTGCTAACTCTAGACTTAGATAAAACCGATATTGTTGTAACACCAGATCCTGCTTTAAAAACAGGTGATTTTGATACGTATGAGTACAGGTTGTATAAAGATACGGGTGTAGAAGACTTCTGGGACTTAGTTCCAAATCCAGCAACAAATAACATTACAGTTATAAAAATTAATGGTATAGCTAGGTTTGATCTTCGCAAGCAACCAAGACCAAGACTATCAGCTGCAGGAGTTACTTATCGAGTAGCTTGCAGAGCAGTAGATAAACAAGGTAATTATAGTACTACAAGTACTCTAGGAACAATAGTTGTTAAAACTATTACTTAAAGGATAAGCATGGCAGCATTTTTATATCCAGGCGTAAAATCACTACAGTTGGTATTGGACAGACCATATGATACTATTAGAACTACAGATGTTAGGGATGACTTAGTAGCTATAAAGGTATGGTATTCATTAACTACTCCGTTCAATCCTAATAATGGAGAAGGCACACTTGTGCCTTCTGGAAATAGTTTAAATGTAACTATTCCTAATCTAACTCCTAATACTCGGTATTACGTAAAATATGCTTTTGTTAGTGGTATTGATGATGATGAAGTAGATCCAGCTGGCCCAACAGGCCCTGGATCTTATACTGTTTCTGCACAACTAACAGCAGTAGTATTGGAAGAAAACATAAGTGTTTATGGATACTTAACAAACGATCCTCTACCTATTGTTACTGCAACTGACGGTACAGGCGGGGATTTTACTAATGCTGTTGGTCTTTTCAAAGTTTTTAACTTAAGCACAGAAGTAACAGGAGCTGGACCAGTATACTCTATTAAAGCAGGAAGTGTTGATAGTATTGTTGGAGCAACTATAAATGCCGCAACAGGTGTATATAGTTGTACTGGTTTAACAGAAGACGGCGGTAATGTTACTTTTATAGCTGTATATAATGGTGTTACTATTGAACAAGTGTGGAACGTTTACCGTGCATTAGCAGGCGAGACAGCACCCCTAATTCAACTCAGTACGCCCAACAAAGAATTTATTTACAAAGATCAATTTGCCACAACTTCTCAAACTCCTTCAACAACTGTAACAGCAAGACTAGTTAACTTAACTGGTATACCTACATTTACAGTTCAAGCTTTTACTCGTGATAATACTACTACACCTATTGGAAATATTGGATTTACTCAAGGCACCGGCGTAAATTCAAATAAAATAACAATTACACGCGCACAGTTTGACTTGTTAGGAATAACAGTTGGTACTGCAGTAGTTACTGCTACACTTGGCGACGTAAGCGATGTTTTAACTCTTTATCGTATTAACGACGGTACAGAACAAATTACTGTTTATTTGTCTAACGAGTCTCACGGAATACCTGCGTATACAGATGGAACAACTACTGCTAGTAGTTACGTTGGTAGCGGCACTACTATTGAAGTCAAACAAGGTAATACTTATTTAACCGTAGATAATAGCAGTCCTTATGATAATGGGACGTGGACAATAACTAATATAGACGATACGCATGGTATTACCTGCGATACAACCCCATTAGTTACATTTCAAGGCAGCACCATTATTGATTTTGACCGTCACGCATCTATGGATAATTCCCTAGATAGTGCATATATTGACTACACAATTACAGGCAAAACAACTAGCGGAGTAGCTTTTAGTATTGTAAAACG